CCTTGACCGGATGTCTGATTGTTGTCAACCTATGGCCGTCTGTGTATTGGTAGTGGTCTCCAACTATTCTTTTTAAGTACCATCCGTTTTGTTCGAGTATTTTAATTACTTCTCTTGATGAGTAAGATTTCATTTACTTTCCCCTCCTGACGATTATATTATAACACGTCTTATAAGACGTGTCAATAGGTTATATAAAAATATTTTGTAGTTTTTATATGGCTAAGGTGTACAAGCTCTGCGCACTATGAGCGGGTCCTTCCAGAGGGGTAGGCCAAATGCGGGTCTGGCGAGGCCCGAAAAACGGCTAGATTTAGAAAAAATTTTATGGCCACTTCCTGCCGAATTACCGGGGTGATTCTATGACCCAACAAGTTAAAAATTTAGATGGCATTGTGGTAAATACAAAAGCGCTTGCAAATATCTTTGGTGTTACCGAACGCCGGGTCCGACAAATGGTGGAAGAAGAAATTATAGAGAGAATTGGCCATGGCCGGTATAACCTTCAAGATTCTGTAAAAAAATACATAGTTTTTTTAAGGGCAAGCTCAAATGCCGAATCTGACAATATTAAACTCAAAGAAAGTCTCGATTATGAAAAATTCCTGCACGAAAAAGCCAAGAGAGAAAAAGCAGAATTAGAGCTGGCTCACATTAAAGGGACCATGCACCACGCTTCTGAAGTTGAAAGAGTTATGACAAGGATGCTATCCGATTTCAGGGCAAAACTCCTGGCGCTTCCTTCAAAGGTTGCGCCAATGCTAATAGCCCGGAAAGAAATAGCCGTAATTCAAGACATTCTTCAAAAAGAAATATACGAAGCCCTCCAAGAACTATCAGAATATGACCCTACATTATTCGATGATAATCCTATCGAGCAAGAAGATAACAATCAGGATGGTGAGGAGGTGGATGAATAACACAGCCGTATTATTTAAAAAAATCGTCAAAGTCCTGGCGCCGCCCCCAAAACTTACGGTAAGTGAATGGGCGGATAAATATAGAGTTCTGTCTCCAGAAGCATCAGCTGAACCCGGTCAGTGGCGAACTAGCCGGGTTCCTTATTTAAAAGATATTATGGATGCGGTTAATGATCCAGCAATAGAAACAGTAATAGTAATGTCTTCAGCTCAGGTAGGAAAAACAGAAACATTGCTTAATATAGCTGGTTATTATATTGACTATGACCCTGCACCAATCTTATATATGCTTCCGACAAAGGAAATTGCCGAGGATTTTTCTAAAGACAGATTGGCCCCCATGATTCGTGACTGTGCAAGATTGCGTGGAAAAGTAAAAGATGCAAAATCCCGGGACTCAGATAACACATTACTACATAAAAAATTCCCTGGAGGACATATAACGCTTATCGGTGCCAATTCACCGGCCGGTCTCGCCAGTCGGCCTATCAGAATAATGCTTGCCGACGAAGTTGATAGATATCCGCTGAGTGCAGGAACCGAAGGAGATCCTCTCTTTCTGGGGGCAAAAAGGACAACCACTTTCTGGAACAGAAAAAAAGTATATGTTTCTACTCCAACAATTAAAGATATTTCAAGGATTGAAGCAGAATATGAAGATAGCACCATGGAGCAATGGTGCCTGCCGTGCCCCGGTTGCGGCCACTATCAACCTTTGGCCTGGGCGCAGATTCGTTTCGAAGATGCGACAATGGAATGTATAAAGTGCAAGGAAAAATATACCGAATTTGAGTGGAAAGCCGGCCAGGGAAAATGGATACCAAGAAAAGAACATCCAAATAAAAGAGGTTTTCACATTAATGAGCTTGCCAGCCCCTGGGTCCGATGGGAAGAGATTATAGAGGATTTTAAAGAAGCTAAACAGAAAGGTCCAGAGAAACTTAAAGTATTTATTAATACAGCTCTTGGCGAAACCTGGGAAGATAATGCAGATGATACAACGGAAGAGATGCTTTTGAAGCGTCGTGAGCGGTATAATGCCGAATTGCCAAATGGTGTTTTAGTGTTAACTGCCGGTGTTGATATTCAAGATGATCGTCTGGAAGTAGAGGTAGTAGGCTGGGGTGTTGGAAAAGAATCCTGGGGTATTGAATATAAGACTTTTTATGGTGATCCAGGCCAACAGGCAGTATGGGACCAGCTGGACCAATATCTTACCAAAGAGTGGTCCTTTGAGAATGGCGAAAAACTCGGTATTTCCTGCACATGTATTGATACAGGCGGTCATTTCACCACTGAAGCATATAAATTCTGCAAACCCCGGGAGCACCGCAGGATATTTGCTATTAAAGGCAAGGGCGGCATGGGCATTCCGTTAGTGGGGAAAGTAAGTCGAAATAATCGTGAGAGAGTTGCTCTCTTTACCATTGGGGTTGATACCGGTAAGGAAACCATAATAACCAGACTGAAAACCGAATTTGAGGGCCCGGGTTACTGCCATTTCCCCATCAATGCAGAAAAAGGCTATGATGAGGCTTATTTTAAAGGTCTAACCAGTGAAAAAAGAGTGCTAAAATACCACAAAGGCCGGTCAAAAATCGAATGGGTAAAGAAATCGAATGTAAGAAATGAGCCGTTAGACCTTCGTAATTATGCTACAGCAGCCCTGGAAATCCTAAATCCTAACCTGGAAGCATTAAAAGAGGCCCAAAAAACCGGCAAAATTTATGTTCAAAACAACAAAATGACAGGTGCTCCAAGACCAAAAAAGCGCCGTGTAATATCAAAAGGCGTGCAATAAATGCTTAAAATCGCAGTATTTTAGGCGTTTTTTTGTTGATTTTTAATAAAAAGTGGGTGGTTTTCATGGGTTATTGGGATATAAATACAGCAAAAACCCACCTTCAGGTCTGGCTCGAGGCAGAACTTGCCGTTTCTACAGGTCAATCCTACAGGATAGGCAGCCGGCAATTGGATCGGGCTGACCTGGCAGAGATAAGAGAGCAGATAAAGTTCTGGCGAAATGAGGTAGCAAGACTGGAAGCAGGGAAAAAAGGTCCACATAGAGTAATTAGAGTGGTCCCGAGGGATCTGTGAGGTGGTGAAATGGAAAAATGAATTTACTTGATAGAACTATTGCGGTATTTTCCCCAGAAGCAGCTCTCAAAAGATGGCATGCAAGAAAAAAGTTAGAAATTCTAAATTCCGGGTATGGCAATCATGGCGCCAGCATGACAAAAAAGAGCCTTATCGGATGGATAAGTCGTGGGGGATCTACAAAAGAAGATATCGATAAAAATCTTTCAACACTCAGGGAACGCTCAAGGGACCTTTATATGGGGGCGCCATTGGCCACCGGAGCTATAAAGACAATGAGAACCAATATAGTCGGGTCAGGGTTAAAACTAAAAGCGCAGATAGATAGTCAGTATCTGGGGATGGAAGATGAAGAAGCGGAGGCATGGGAGGAATTAGTTGAAAGAGAATTTTCTCTTTGGGCCGATTCTGCTCATTGCGATGCACAGCGCATGAATAATTTTTATGAGCTCCAGCAACTGGCGTTTCTTTCCCAGCTTATGTCTGGGGATTGTTTTGCATTGTTACCATTACTTCCTCGACCAGGAATGCCGTATGATTTACGAATACAGCTAATAGAAGCGGATAGGATATGCGATCCATCACCTAAACCTCCGGGTAAAGATATAAGCGCAGGGGTAGAAATCGGAGCGAACGGGGAAGTTGTTGCATATTGGATAGCAAAAAAGCATCCACTGTCTCAAGAAATAGGCCAAAATGAATGGATTAGAGTAGATGCATTTGGAAAAGAAACAGGCCGGCCTAATGTTCTTCATCTTATGGAAGCTGAGCGGCCAGAACAGCGGAGAGGGGTTCCCATTCTGGCGCCGGTTATAGAAAGTCTGAAACAATTAAGTCGATATACAGAAGCGGAACTCATGGCTGCTGTAGTTTCGGGACTTTATACAGTGTTTATAAAGACTACAAGCCCCTCAACAGAACCACCTCTTGGGGAAGTTATTCCTGAAGACCAGAGAGTTGATGACCAGGATGAGAATACTTATGAACTTGGTAATGGTGCAATTATCGCTCTGGGGGAAAACGAAAGTATAGAGCAGGCAAATCCCGGAAGACCTAATAGTGCTTTTGATCCATTTGTTATGGCCGTATGCCGGCAAATAGGTGCCGCTCTGGAAATACCTTATGAGCTTTTAGTGAAGCAATTCACTGCAAGCTATTCCGCAAGCCGTGCAGCACTTCTCGAAGCATGGAAGATGTTTAAAATGAGGCGCTCATGGCTGGCCACAGATTTTTGCCAGCCCATATATGAAGAATGGCTTGCAGAAGCTGTAGCTAAGGGCAGAATTCCCGCTCCTGGCTTTTTTAATGATCCGATGATCCGTAAAGCGTATTCAGGAGCAGAGTGGAACGGCCCGGCCCAGGGACAGATAGATCCGTTAAAAGAAGTTCAGGCAGCAGAAAAGAGAGTAGAAGGCGGTTTCAGCACCAGAGCCAAAGAAACAGTTGAACTTACGGGAGGTGATTTCTATAAAAACCACAGACAGAGAGTGAGAGAAGAAAGACTGAGGAGAGAAGGAGGCGTAATACCGTCAAATGGCAAAGAAGTTTTGGGAGTTCAAACCGATAGTGAAGAATGAAGCTACATCTGGCGAACCTGAAAGCGTCGAATTATGGATTAATGGAACTATTGCAGATGATGACGATGTCTGGTTATACGAATGGTTTGGCATGCAGGCGACTGCTCCAAATACTTTCAGGAATGAACTAAAACAATATGCAGGCAAGGATATAACCGTTTGGATAGACAGTCCTGGCGGAGATACATTTGCTGCTGCAGGAATCTATACAGCATTAAAAGAGCATGATGGCAAAGTTACAGTTAAAATTGCCAGTAAAGCATTGTCAGGAGCTTCGGCAATTGCAATGGCGGGCGATGAGGTATTAATGTCACCCATGGCGGTCATGATGCTTCATAATCCATGGACGATAGCTCAGGGGGAAGCAAAGGATTTAAGAAAAGGAGCAGAGGTTTTAGACACAGTAAAAGAGACTCTTGTAAATGCTTATGCTGCCAAAACAAAGAAATCAAAGAAAAAAATATCCTCAATGATGGATGATGAAACCTGGATGAGCGCTAATGTAGCGGTAAAGGAAGGCTTTGCCGATGATGTGCTTTATGCAGATGAAAATACAGCGGAACCGAAAGATATTCAGGATTTCGCATTTACAAGGCTTGCAGTGCTGAACAGTGCAGATAATGCTTTTAAACGTCTGCATGAATTTGAATTAAAAATAAATAGTTTGAATGCTGATAAAAATAATGGAGAAAAGGAGGAAACCATTTTGGATCTCAAAGAATTAAAAGAAAAATATCCCGATCTTTATAATGAGGCCTTTAATGAAGGCGTGAAATCTGAGAGGGAGAGAATGAAGGCCATTGATGATTTAGCCATTCCAGGGCATGAAGACCTTGTAAAAAAGGCCAAATACGAGACAGGCATAAAGGCCGAAGTCTTGGCTGTCGAAATCGTCAAGGCCGAAAAGCAGAAAGGCCGGAAGTTTCTTAACGATAGGGACAAAGATGTTGAAGCTTCCAATGTAAATAAGGTTCCCGGGGTAGCAATTCCAATACTTGATGAAGATGATAAAGCAAAAGAAGAAAACATCGTCAATAAAGTGGTTGAGGGTGCAAATATAAAAAGAGGGAGGCTGAATAAATAATGATTCAGGAAACTTTCACTTATGATAATCTATTTGCTGGCAATGTAATGCCGGTAGTAACAGAGAAGGCAGCGGTTGCGGAAAGCCAGACTATAGCTCAATATGCCATTGTTGAACTTAACGCCAGCAATCAGGTTATAGCTCCTACAGGAACCATCGATCCTTCGAAGGCCTATGCCATAGCTGCCGAGGCGGTAACTACCGGAGTTGGAGAAACAAAACCGATCGTGCTTTATATGACCGGAGAGTTTAACGAAGCGAAAATCGTGGTTCCTGCTGGAAAGACATTGGCAGACTATAAAGTGCCACTGAGAAAGCTTGGTATTTTCCTGAAGTCTGTTCAATAATAAAAGCATGAAGGAGGAATAATGAATGCCTGTAAATCTATATGAACCCAGAACAATGATGAGAGCCATTGAAAGAATGGCTCCGGTCAACACATTTTTTAAAACCACATTTTTCGGTAATGTTCAGACATTCCCAACTAAAACCATAGAGGCTGATTTTGTCAAAGGGAACCGCAAACTTGCGCCCTTTGTACATCCAAAAATAGGCGGTAAAACCGTGGAGAACACCGGGTATACAACTAACATCTTTGAGCCCGCATTGGTTGCTCCCGATACTATAACCTCAGCGGATGACCTTATGAATCGTCTTCCCGGAGAACCTCTTTACGGAGGTATGGCTCCCAATGAAAGGGCTGCTATTAAGCTTGGCCAAGACCTTGCCAAACTCGATGAAATGATCACTCGCAGGGAAGAATGGATGTGTGCTCAGGCTCTTATAACAGGGAAAATACCGGTTATCGGAGAGGGCCTTAACTATGAGATAGACTTTCAATTTACTAATAAAGTTACTTTATCCGGAACTGACTTATGGTCCGATGATACCTCCGACCCCATTGCTGACCTGGAAGAATGGTATAGGCAAGTCCAATTAAAGGGCCTGGTAAATCCTGATATTTGCGTCATGGCCGGTGATGTTGCAAGCAGATTCATCCAACATCCGAAAGTTAAAGGCGTTCTTGATGTGAAAAATTATGAGCTTGCTATAATTGCTCCCAGGCAGTTACCTAATGGGGTAACTTATGTTGGCACCATCAATAAACTGGGCTTGGATATCTATCAATATAACGAATGGTATCTGGATGATTGGACCGATCCTGCAAATCCCGTAACAAAACCTCTGGTTCCAGATGGCAATGTCTTGCTTTTGAGCACCAGGGCTAATTACACCATGGCCTATGCAGCAATAACCCTGGTTAACGAAGACGGCACTTTCTACACTGTCGAAGGCCCCAGAGTGCCTGATTCCTGGATAGCGAAGAAACCCCCCAGGAGATTTGTGCAGCTCAATTCTAAACCTTTGCCCATCCCCCACGAAGTAGATTCCTGGTTTGTGGCCAAGGTGCTATAAGAGGTGTTTGAAATGGCGATAAAAGCAATGACTACAATAAAGCATAATGGTGTAATATATAAGCCTGGCGACGTAATTGAGAAAATCGATCCCAAGAGCGAAGCCAGGCTTATAAAGCTTGGTGATGCTGAAAGGATAAAGGTCGTAGTCAAGAAAGACGACAAAGACGATAAGAAAGGGGATTAACATGCCCCGATTAAAGGATTATATTTCGTCAGACCTTAATGTGTTTTTTGACCTTGACGAATTTGCAGAAGAACATAATATTGATGGAAAAACAATGGCTGTTATAATTGACAACGACATGTTACAGCGGCGAAAAATGAGCCAGGCAGACGGGACCTATACAGGAGAACTTCTTTTTTATGTTCGTAAAAATGAGTTAGGCTCCAAGCCAGCAATAGGCCAACATATTACGTTTGATGATATGCCTTACCGGGTATCCGATTGTCAGGATGACGGTAATCTATATATTATTACCCTGGAGGCATACTTATCATGATTGAAATAACCGCAAAAAATATAAAAGAAGTTGAGGAAAGATTGGGGAGCTTTAGAAATAAGGCTCCCCTGGCTATTTCATGGGCATTGAATAGGGCTGCTGATAATGTCAAGACCAATGCTGCCAAAAAAGCCCGGGAAGAATATGAGATCAAGGCCAAAGACATAAAGGATACCCTGCGCATTATTAAAGCGAATAAGAATTCTTTGAGTGCTGAAGTGAGGTCCAAAGGTGCGAGAATTCCGCTTATCAAATTTAAGGTTAGACCGAACGAGCCGAGGCCATCCAACCCACCTAAAATATTGAGGGTGGCTGTCAAAAAGACGGGTCTTAAGGGGCTGGTCGGCGCATTTGTGGCTGATATAAATGGCAATAAAGTTTTTAAAAGAAAGACAAGAAGTCGTTTACCTATTGAACAACTTTTTGGACCGGCAGTTCCTCAAATGTTAGGCAACCCTGAAGTAAAAAAATATATCGAAAATGAAGCCATGAAAGTCTATTACAAACGCCTGGATCATGAAATCGATCACATCCTAGGAGTGGATAAGAAATGACCCCAAGCATTCTTCAGGGCATTTTAGTTGAGGAAACAAAAAATCTTTTTTTGAACTATCGCTTGAAAAACGTTAAAAAGGAAAGGGTCCCGCTTAACATATATCCGCAATATCTTCCGGCCAAAAAGGAGCAAAATGACATAGCTCATTTCCCATATTTATTAGTCAAAGTAATGGATGGAGAAAGCAAGGATGAGGAAACCGAGGATACCTGCAAAATAGCCTTTGTAGTTGGCATTTATGATGAAGATGACAAATATCAAGGTTACAAAGATGTCATGAATATCATTGAAAAAATACGGCAGCATCTATTCAGGAAAAGGTATTTTGAACAATTCGAACTGATGTATCCCTTTTCCTGGGTAATTCATGAAGAAGATACTTATCCTTTTTATTTTGGCGGCATTGAAACCAACTGGGGCATTCCGAAAATCATAATGGAAGATGAGGAGGGTCTTATTTGAGCACAAAATTAATTAAAAAGGCTGAAGGCAAGCCTAAAATCTTGATATATTGTGGTGCAAATCTGCCAGAAGGGATTTTGCAGCAATATGCAATTTTCAAGAATGGCCTGCCCAAAATTCTGATTGAACATATCCAGAGATGCCCGGCTATTGGTGAATTGATGGTAACACCTGATCAGCTTACAAAGGTACGGGCAAATATAGCCATTAAAGGTACTCGGGAAAACCTTTTATATCAACAAACCCTTGAGTATGGAAGGAGGAAGAATGAATAATGCCTTATCAGCATGGAGTCTATATTCTCGAAAATTCCACATCGGTGACTCCACCGATTATATCAGATTCCGGAATTCAGGTAATTGTCGGGACAGCACCGGTTAATCTTGCAAAAGACCCTGCCAATGCGGTAAATAACCCAATCTTATGCTATTCTTTTGCTGAAGCAGTCGAGGCTTTAGGTTACAGTGACGATTGGGAAAGTTTCACGCTCTGTCAGTCAATGGATGCAAGTTTTAAACAATTTGCAGTTGCGCCTGTAATTTTTATAAATGTGCTCGATCCAACGGTTCACAAGACGGCCGGGACTCCAGCCACAGTTGCGGTCATGAACGGAGTGGCGAAATTAAATGTTTTTGGAGTGTTGCTTGATGATACATTTTTGGTGAAGGACAGCACAGGAACTACCACGTATGTAAAAGATACTGATTATACTGTTGCCTTTGATGAAGATGGATATCCGGTCATAACCATATTGTCGGGAGGAGCCATTCCGGTCGGAGCCACTGAATTGAAAATAGAATACAACAAATTGGACCCCTCGAAAGTTACAAAAGATGATATAATTGGAGGCTATGATGCGGTAACCGATAAATATACAGGTCTTGAGCTTATAACAAGGATATTCCCCAAATTTAACCTGGTGCCTGGTATGATACTTGCTCCCGGATGGAGTCAAATTCCGGAAGTGGCCGCAATAATGAATGCAAAGACAGAAAAAATCAACGGTTCTTTTAACTGCATGGCGGTTGTAGACTTGGATTGTGAAACGACAAAAGTTTATTCTGACGTGCCGGCATGGAAAATGGCTAATGGATATACCGGAATACGACAGATGGCGTTATGGCCTAAGGTAAAAATCGGAGAAAAGATTTATTGGTATAGCGCCATAGCTGCGGCTCTTACGGCTTATACAGATGCTAATAATGATAATGTGCCGTATAAATCGCCTTCAAATAAAACTTTGCCTATCACAGCCACGGTTCTTGCAGACGGCACCGAAGTATTTCTAGACCAGCTCCAGGCCAATTATCTCAATGGAAACGGCATTGTCACCGCGGTAAATATCGGAGGATGGAGGTCCTGGGGGAACAATACGGCGGCATATCCCGCAACAACGGATCCAAAGGACCGTTTCATCGCTATAAGGCGGGTTTTTGACTGGTGGGGAAATACATTTATACTCACTTATTTTCAAAAAGTAGACGACCCTGCAAATTACAGGCTTATTGAAAGCATAGTGGATAGTGAAAATATTCGGGGTAATGGTTTTCAGGCAAAAGGTCAAATAGCCGGTGCAAAAATAGAATTCCGAGAAGAAGATAATCCAATTACCGATATATTAAACGGCAAAATACAATTCATACAGAAAATAGCCGCTTTCCCGCCTGCTGAAAACATAGTTAACGTGCTTGAATTTGATACTACGGCATTGTCCAGCGCTTTAGGGGGTGAATAATCATGGCGGTAAATCCCATTCCTGAAAAAATTGTGAATTACAATGTATACGATGAAAATGAAAAAATAATTGGTGTTGCCGGAGAAGTAACATTACCTAACCTGGAAGCTATAACGGAGACAATCTCCGGAGCAGGTATTGCTGGTGAATATGAATCTCCTACTCCCGGCCATTTTGGCAGCATTACAATTGAAATACCTTTCCGGATTATTTACAATGAATCGTTCAGACTTATGGTTCCCGGCGGTCGAACTCTGGTTTTGCGGGCATCTCAGCAAAGTTACGATGTAGCCGGTGGCAAGATCGAATATAGGCCGCTCAAAGTAACGTTGAAAACACTTCCCAAAGGTGTGGATCTAGGCAAAATTTCTTCTGGTAAAATGACTGAAACAAAGAACACATTAGAGGTATTGTATATTAAAATCACGGAAAATGGCGAAACCTTGCTTGAGCTGGATAAGCTCAATTTTGTTTATATCGTGAATGGTGTTGATGTTCTTGGACCTATCAGACGACAGATATAAGGAGGGTGGAGTATGAACGAAGGAAAATATCTGGTGAAATTCAATAAATCTTATTCCTTTGAGGGAACCGAATATAACGAAATAGACCTTTCAGGCATTGAGAATCTTACCGCAAAAGATTTAATGGACGTTGACAGAATTTATGTATCGATGGGTCAAGATGCTACAGCAAGGGAAACGACCCTTACCTATGCGTGTATTATTGCGTCAAAAGCAACAGGGAAGCCAATAGAGTTTTTTGAAAATCTTCCAGCCAGAGAATCTATAAAAATCAAGAATATGGTTGTTGGTTTTTTCTACAATCAGGGTTAAGACCTGGAGACGGACGGCTGTTTAAGAAGATGGCCGTCCGTCTTGCTTTAAATACATGGACATCCATTGAATTTTTTTTGAATCTTACAGTATTTGACTTCCTTGATATAGCCATGGAAGTTGAAGAGGTGTTAGAGCATGGCAAGTAAAGAATATGAAATAGCTTTTCAGCTGGGGGCAAAGATAAACAGTTCCATGGGCCAGGCCTTCGGCAATGCACAAAAGCAACTGGCAGGAGTTAATAAAGGATTGAGGCAGGTCCATCAGCGAGCCGGTATGGCGAATAATGCTTTGAACGGACTTAGCAGAGTTATAAAAGTAGTTGGTGGCGCTATGGCCGCATATATGGGGGTGCAGGCCATTAAAAGCTTTGCCAATGAAAGCGTTGAGGCTGCTAAAGCACAAATAGAAGCTGAGACAAAACTTGAAGCAGTTTTGAAGAATGTTCATTCATTACAGGCACAGGGTCCTGAAGCTTATAAAAAGGCAAAGCGGGAGCTGATGGGGGTTGCCTCCAACCTTCAAAAGGTAGGCGTAATAGGTGACGAAGTAACTCTGGCAGGAATGCAGCAGCTTGCCACTTTTCAATTATCTCAAAAAGAGATCAGTATATTGTCGGGCGGCATGACGGATTTACTGGCCCAGCAAAAAGGGCTAAATGCCACCCAGGAGGATGCCGTAAATATTGCAAATATGATCGGTAAGGTCATGGATGGACAGGTCGGAGCCTTACGGCGAGTTGGCATAAGTTTTACTAAAGCCCAAGAGCAGGCTTTAAAAACTGGTGACCGGATGCAAAGAGCGGCCATTCTGGCAGAAGTATTAAAAAGTAATGTCGGCGGAGTTAATGCTGAGCTCGCTAAAACCGACCAGGGCAAAATTCAGCAAATGAACAATGCCTGGGGTGATATGAAGGAGGAAATCGGAAAAAGGATACTCCCACTTCAAGCTAAGTTTGCAGGCTGGGTTTTTACCCAGATACCAAAGGTTCAGGGAGTTTTGCTTGGAGTTATGGATAAAATCTCAATAGGTATAGATTTTATAGGGAAAGGTTTCAGCTATCTGACTGATACAGTCTTCCCTGCTTTACAGCCATATATTGCAAAGATATCGAATGCTTTTATGAAGGTTTATAATGCATTAAATCCCAATATAAATTCGTTAAAGTCAATGAGCTTTGATATACTTCCCACTTTGATCAGTGCAATGGATTCTATCTCAAGTGCTTTACAGAGAGCTGCAAACTTTTATGTAGAGCATAAAGATTTAATAAATGCTTTAGTTCTGGGCATTGGAGCGGGAATAGTCGCATTCAGAGCAATAAATGAGGTAATTGGAACTACTATAAAAATAGTTGGTTTGGTGGGATCTACAATCAAAGGATTGGGGTCAATCATGGCTTTTGTAACGTCTCCAGTAGGCATAGTAGTTGTGGCGATAGGAGCTCTTGTAACCGTAGGTTGGCTAGTTTATAAAAACTGGGATAAAATTAAAAATTGGTTTATCCAGCTATGGACAGAGATTAAGGATTCGGTTGCTTCAGTAGGCCAGTTCTTTGCCGATGTTTTTACAACAGCTTATAATTCAGTCACATATATTTTTTCCGGAATAAAGGACTTTTTCAAAGGTATATTTGATGGAGTAGTTGGCATCTTTAAGGCTTCTATCAATGGCTGGATAAATATAATCAATACCGTTATCGGGTCAATTAATAAAATTAATATAAAAATCCCGAATTGGGTTCCCGGTTTCGGTGGAAATTCAATTGGGTTTAATATACCTAAAATACCGCAACTTGCAGAAGGTGCTTATGTTAAACATAGGCCCGGCGGGGTTTTAGCAAATATAGGCGAAGGTAAAGAAGATGAAGGCATATTCCCACTTTCAAGGCTTGAAAATCTATTGAATTCACCAGCCAAAAAAGAACAAACCTTGCAGATAATATGGTCTCCGCAATATATTATCCAGGGTAATGCCGACAAGGAAGTACTTAAAGATGTAGCAAAACAGAGCAGGGATGATTTCGAGCGAAGATATAAAGATCTAATGGCCAGGCGCAACCGGCTTTCGTTTACCCCGGGGGTGAGCTGATGGATATATATGAGACTGTTTCGGGGGATACCTGGGATCTGATAGCATATAAGACCATGGGTAATGAAAAATATACCAAAGAGTTTATTGAGGCTAATCCTGAGCATATTTATACAGTTGTATTTTCAGCCGGTGTAAAAATAAAGATTCCGGAGATCCCTTCGCCCATAAATACATCCTTGCCGCCATGGAAGCGGGGTGCTATGGATGCTGGCGCGTAGGGCAGGAGTAAAAGTAAAATATGCAGGTGTGGACATAAGCAAGTATATTGAAAAAGACCTTTTGAGCTTTCGATATACGGACAATGCATCAGGGACCGCTGATGATATAGAAATCACTCTCAAAGACGAAAAGGGGATATGGCTTAAAGAGTGGCGACCGCAAAAAGGTGATACAATCGAAGCTGAAATACAAACATTAAACTGGAAAAAAGATGGCGATAAAAGTAATCTTTTTTGCGGTTCATTTATATTAGATGAGCCTGAATATGCAGGGAGGCCCCGGACAATTACCCTGAGGGCTATATCCACCCCAAGTAATACAAATTTTACAAATACAAAGCGAACTCAGGCATGGGAAAACATTAAGCTCAGCACTATCGGCAGGGATATTGCCAATAGGGCTGGACTAAGTTTTTTCTTTGATAGTTCTGTGGATCCTATTTTCAAACGCCAGGAACAGACAGACATACCGGACATGACATTTTTGGCCAAACTCTGCGAAAAAGAGGGTCTGGCTTTTAATGTTACAGACAAAAAGATTGTTATTTTCAATGAGGCCGAATATGAGAAGCGGTCAAGTGTTGCCAAGTTCATAGAAAATAGCAGCACAGTATTAGGTTAGTTTCAAATCCTTATAGGTATCCTAGCAACGAAGTATAATTACATATTACAAATATGATGTGTAATATGGTTTCAAATCCTTATAGGTA